AATCGCCACCACTCACTAGGTCATTCGGGTCACCGTCATAGCAGTAGCCCATCTGACCAAGCTCATCGGCCACGCCATCGCAATCGTTGTCGATGCCATCGCAGACCTCGTCCTCCGGGCCGACGTAGCCAACGCAATCCCATGACCCTGCAACACACTTGATGATGCCAGCTACACATGCGCCCGTAGTATGACCGCATCTTCCATTCGCTGGTAGTCCGTCGTCAATCCGCCCATTGCAATCGTTGTCGATGTTGTCGCAGACTTCTTCTTCAGGCAGCACTTGGTCCCTGCACTCAACCAGTACCTCGTCTTCACATACGGATCGACCAACATGACAGATGCCAACACCGGCTGTTTCGATTGGACCGAGGTAGCACTCTGCATCGCAGACGGTGCCACGCATGACTATCGTTTCATCGCAGCTAGTCAAAAAGATAGTCGCTGATATCCAGATCCACGTCAGGAGTATCCAGATCCACGTCAGGAGCAGGACCCTCGCCCTCACCTTTTGATTCCTTTCGAGCGCCAACCACAATGCCACCGAATACTCCTCTTGCAAGGAGCAGCAACGGCAGAACATCTTCTGATGATACGCCTGCTCTCCTCAAGACTGCCATCTCGCCGTTGCCAATCGTTGTCGGTATCTTCTTCATCGCTCTCCTCCTCCTCCTCGCCCCAGGATTCTTCTTTGTCATCCCAATAATCGTCCTCATCATAAACCCATACCTGGCCACGGCACGACCTCTTACTTGTCACGCGCTTCTTATGCGCGTGACTGCCGCCCCGGCGGTTATGAGCATGCACCGCGAACCAGTTACGGGTCATTCCAACACCACCTCATAAAGCCAGATAAGGAACCAAACCCAGGCTGCGCTGCCTAGAACTGTATACACTTGCTGTAAAACATAGTTACTTCTGTCAGTCATGCGTCACCTCTTGGCATTTCAAAAAGGATTTTCTCTGGATCGGCCAAGGCCATCTTGACCATCAGCCTAAACTCTTTTCTATCTTTCTCGTTGCAAGTCTTTGCTAGTCTGTCTGCTTGCTTGACCGCATTCGCTATTGCCTTCTTCATTGCCTCGCTGTTGACCCTGCCCTCGACACCTTTCTCGCTGAGGGCAGTGTTGACCTCTTGGAACACAACGGTTTGCAAGCTGCAAAAGAATGCGTTGACGATCCTCGTTGCCATGATCGCGCTATCGATGGCAGCCCCAAGGTGAGCCACATAATCGCCACGCGACCGTCCTACCAGGCTGGTTGTTATGGCTGCGAGCACCATCTCTTTGATGTGACCTGCCACCTCGATTGCTGCCTCATCAGTAGTCTTACTTTCTTCGGCCTCTTTCACTTTGCACTTCCTCCCAGAAGTCTGCCGCTGCATCAATCATATCTTGATGTAGCATCAGATCTGCCTTGACGCTGAAGTGGCTGTACTCGCCCTTCTCATCGCCATTGTGCCATGGATCCCGATAGCCATTGCCACCAATAAGCACAGCAAAATCCCAGCGGTCCAATCCCGTTACCATCATATAGAACTGAGCCTGAATGAGATAGTGCTCAGGGATTGTATCGTTCCAGTCCTTTGCCTTCCAAGCAGAAGACGTTTTGATTTCAAGGCCATAGGCGATGCCGCCACCTATCTTCATCAGATCGTCACTGATCTTCTCTGTCACCTTATATCGGGTCAGACCTGGCTTGAGCACCAAGCGGTCTGGTGACCCAATCAAATACGGCACCTCTGGATGGCGGATCGTATGGCCACAAAGCAACCCATTCGCCTCCTCCTCTACCAAGTCTATGAGAGTGACATCGTTCTTGTCTGCATAGGCTTCGGCAACAGGTCCCTCTAGGCGTCGACCCCACTCCATGTACCTGTTATCTTTGAGCGGTGCTGGGTTGAGGTGATATTGTAAAGCCTTCTCTCTGGTCTGCCATGGGTTTCGCCCCATGATGGCAGACACGGTGGTCCCGCCAATCCTCTCGGCTCTCTGTGCGTCACCTGAGCTACTTACATTTATCACGGGCTCCTCCTATAGTATTGACGAAACTGACCAGCGGGCCAGTTTGGCTCGGCCATCAGGTCCGTCTTTAACTTGCAAGTTAAGTCTGAATGGGTCTGCCTCTCTGGCTGCCTTGACGCGCACGTAAACGTCGTTCGTCCAGCCCGGTGTCTTGACGGTGGCCGTGCGATTGAACATCGCTATGAGCCCGTCGACCGCCCCATATAAAGCACCCGAACCACGCAGGGCATGGCCGGGTGACCCAACATCAGAAGATGAGGGCTTTCTGAGATGGTGGATCAGGACGACTGTACTGCCGGTCTTGTCTCTAATGCGCCTGACATTATTGGCGACCGCTATCATCTGACCACTATCGTTCTCTTCGCCCGTATGAGCGTTCCGCATTGGGTCTATGATTATAACAGCAGGCTTATCTATACCACCTAAGTCACTCATAAATTTAGCCACTGAGTCATCGTCAAAGAGGTCAATCCCACCAGAGAAGTTAAAGAACAACGGCAACCCGCGAAGCTCCTGCTCCTTAATGCCCTTGCTTGTGGCCATCGCTCTGACTCTGGCATTGATGTTAGGTGCTCCATCTTCGAGCATGACGCAGGCCACTGAGCGCTGCTTGCCATTGGTACTGAAGACCTCGCTCCCAAAGCATGGCGTACCAGACGCCACCGACAAGGCAACCTCAAGGCCAGCCCAAGACTTTGTGGTCTTGGGCTCACCACCCAAAACAACAAACGATCCATCGGCCACAAGCTGAGACACGCTCCACTCGACGGGTCCAGGCATGGTGCTGAACATCTTATCGCTGGTGATAAAAGGTCCATACTTCATGACATCCATATAGTCGCCAACAGATACCACATTACTGACCGCCCTCATCTCGACTCCTCATTCTGTTCCATAGCCGCCAAACGAATCTCAGCTCATCAATAACCCGGTCATCTAGTTGACCAATCCGTTGCTTCGAGATTCCAATCTCTCTGCCGGTTTCAGGCTGGTTGAGATGTCTCTCGTAGACCAAACGAAAAATAACATAGGTCCGAGGCGTAAGATAAGTCTTGGCGAGCCGATATAAACGCGATCTATCGAGTCTATCGACAATCGTATCCTCTTCTGCCCCATCAGTATTAGTTGCACTTCCATCATGTCCCTCGGTCTGCAATCGATGTTGCTTCTTGGCGGTGACCATCTCTCTGTTGGCACCGGAGCGTACATAGTAATGTAGGTAGCTTGCCAGCCTCGTGGTGTGTCGTTCCAATTTATAGTTACCAATGCCTTGTATCATCGACATGATACATCGATTCATGATGTCGGTCTTGTCACCGCAATAGTAGTTTGGAACCGTGAACCGCTTGAGATACCAGGCCGCAACCCAGACGTTGTCTTCGATCAGCTTGTTCCTGGCTTTGACGTCGCCATCTTGTGCCAGTCTGATCAACCGCCTCTCTTCGTCTTGAGAGAGGCGGTTGTTATTAGTGATCATCTCAGGCGGGATCAGACCCCACTCAGAACGGCGATGCATCGCTCTGTTCTGACTTCGGCTTACCGAGGAAGGTGACACGCTCTGCGATCACCTTCGTCTTGCGACGTGGGTTGCCTTCCTTGTCCTCCCACCTGTCGACGCTCAGTCGGCCCTCGATGCCAACCGATGAGCCCTTGCCGGTGTACTCGGCCATCAGCTCCGCTTGCTTGCCAAAGGCCGTCAGGTCAATGAAGATGGCTTCATCAGTACCCTTCTTGCGTCCGTCAAGCGCGATGGCATTGTTCACCACCGGCATGTTGTCTTTGCCGACCTGCTTCAGGTCGTTGTCTTGGGCTAGTCGCCCCACTAATACTACTTTGTTTATGGTGCCCATGGCTGCTTACTCCTTCAGTTCTGCGCGACGCGCTAACGCCACTTGGTTAAGTTCATCCCGCATACCTTGCGGAAGTTCTTTGGCGACATCTCGACACCCCGAGATGACCGCCTTTAAAGCATCGTTGTTTGTCGCCTTGGCAATCTTATTGACGATCTTCCTTAGCGATTTCTTAGCTGCTTCCTCATCGACGGCTGCCTTCGCGTCTGCTCCGCCTTGATGGATCGGGTTATCTTTTTGATACAAGCTGTTGCCGAACTGATTGCCAAAGGTGCGGAAGCACCTCTTCATGGCATCGGTCACAGCCTCTTTAGACGCCAGCTCATAGCAGTCGCCCTGGCTGTTATAGCTGATGCCACATCCGAACCCGACGTCCTCACGGACGACGGTTCCGAGGCTGGTCATCACAGTCAGCTTGAGGGTGGCGGTCATAAAGACCTTGTTCTGTGTGCGGTCGCCCTTCGGGGTCTCGCAGGTGTCTCGCACCTGCAAGTCCACCAGGCTTGTTTGCCAACCACCGAACCCAAATATTTCATTGGCTCTATCAATAACCCAATGGCCCTCCACATAAGACAAGCCCTGTCTCTTGCTCACCGCAGTCGGGTTAAGGCCCGCCGTCAGCATCTTCACTTGGTCTTCACTTATCAGCATCGCATCCTCCTTCTAGGAATCTGTCTATTCTGTCGTTAAGGTCTTGGTCGCGAATGTATGCAGAACCATCTTCTCTGCTCGCCCCTGATAAAAGAGACAAGAGCATCTCTGCTTCCGTCAAACGCTTTTGCAGACCGAGCAGTTCGCCGCTCTGCATGACAATCGCACTCATGTTCGTGACCCCGCGATCTCTGCTTGGGCGTCTTCCATCCAGCTCATGGCACTGGTGGCATCGATGACGTCGTCACCTGCTTCGGGCTCGGTGGTGGTGATCTCTACTGGCATCGCGTCGGCCGAGAAAAAGAAGATTTCTTTTTTGCCAGCATCGGTCTGTGCCGAGGCTTTCGTCATGAAGCACCGATACTTTCTGCTATACCATGTGCTGATTTTGACTGGGCCTACGATGCCGGTTATATCTATGATATTTTTTGAGTTCATTTCGACACCTCCTTCTCGTACTGGTCTGCGTCCCACGAGGCGTAGATGTCTTCCTGTAGACAGAAGACGTATTGGCCTGCCGAACTCGCCTTATCGAGCGCGTTCTTTAGCACTAGGCAGTGTGTGCCTGGTGCAATGTTTGCGTCGGGGCCGCTGTTCACCACCTCATGGACGAGCGCGTTCTCGTACTGAGTGACGCCTTCGAGCGTCGCGATGCGCTGCCCCAGGTCTGCTGGCAGTAGACCTCTTAGCAGCACCTTGTCGCCGTGTAGTTTTATAGACTTCGCACTAAAGTCTATAGACTGCATATAATAGTTAACGCTCATTTGTGATGACCTCTTTCTTTTTTGGTGGTGGTTTTGACAGCCCAAGTGACTGCCTTAGAAAAGTCTCTAGCCTCGCCTTAGTCAGCTTACTGGCTTTCGACAGCTCCTCTAAAGGGAGCTGTCGTTCATGGTACTGCGAGATCATCCAGCCAACTGTCGGGTCGGCTGGTTGGTAGCAATCGTGGCAGTGCGAATCACCACCTATTGCGAATGTCTCTGTCTTGCACTTTGGGCATACGCTAAACATCTTAATCCTCCTCTGCTCACCCTACCTTAAATCCACTGGTTTATGAATCTATCCACATGTTCTTTAGCGAACGCGATGCGCTCGGAGCCATAGCGACTACAGGCCAGTGAACTATCCACCTGCGATACCGTGTGTCCACGGATCGACATGTGGTGATGGAACTGCCGGGCCTCATATAGATTGCTGAACGCGCATAGTTCATCGTGCTCGTATCCCGGCTCAAGTGGGTCTCGATGTATTGCTATGTAAAATCCTCTCATTTTCTCTTCCTCCATACATACCCCCCGTAGGGGGGGTATGTTATGTACGCCATTTCAGGCCGAGTTTAATCCAGTCGGTCAACCACATGGTGACCATGGCTTTCTTTCTATCATCTCTAGTGACAGCCACCGGGATGCGACTGGTGTCATCATAGTCCCTCTCGGCGTCTGTGGCTTGTTCTAAAGCCTTCTTAGGGTTCGTCCTAGCACCGACTTTAGCTTCGACCCAGAAGTCGCTTAGAACGACGTCTGGTGCGTCTGAGCCTGATCGGGACTGGAAGCCCCTCTTGGCTTCCGCGAACCCCGCCTCTCGTAAGATCTTGGCAAGCTCGCGCTCCCATCCTGCGCCCTTGTCTCTGGATCTCTTACCACTCATTCGGCCGCCCCTCCCAGGCTAGTGTCTTGACCTATAAATAGAGACACTGACATCGTTCCGGTGGAGGTCTCCACCACAAGTTCAAGCGCCTGGGTCTCGTCTTCGACCCACTTTACTACGCTCATTGGCACCGCCACTCTCTCGATGCGGCCACGGTCGACATCATACACCTGATGCGTAAGGGCTATCGACTTTATATTATGGACGTTGAGGCTTAACATTGCTTACTCCTGAAGACAGCCACCGCAACCATAGCGTGGTTTTGGTCCTGTTGGTTGTTTCTTTATCATCCAAAACCTGAGAGGGTGATCCGATGTGTTCAAGAAAAGCGCCCCACCCTTGCTCGGTCACAAAAATGGGGCACGAGGATTCAGCGAGAATCTCTTCGGCCCTATTAAAATACTCCTTATAGACCTTGCCGTACCCACCCCGACATGCCTCTTTAAGAGGTGTGAACTCAATCGATTCGATGATGGAATGCATGAGGCTGGGTGCTCCGTAGCGGTCAATGAATACGACCGCGATCTTGCAGACAGCCTCGTAGGTATCGCTATCGCAATGCCGAACAAGTCCGTTGTCAACATCCTCGCCTTCTCTCATGAGCTTCCTTGCGGTGATCTCTTTGATCATATCGCCCTCCTTGCCGTGATACAAGCGAAGACCATACCAAAAATCAAGTGGCTGATTTTGTTTGCTTTATTGTCGTGGTGCGTAAGAGGTTACGCAGAAAATTAGCGTAAACCATTTCGCAGTGCGTAATTATTTACGCGCTCACTTTGCTATATAGAATACGGGCGTGGCCGCTAAACCTTCCGACCCAACGACCGCAGGACCGGACCGCTTTAAGGCCATAGGTTGCTTGCCGAAAACTTCCTCAATCGCCTTGGCCATACTGGCAGCTTCCTTCTTCATTTCTGGCGATGGGAGGACTTTGCTTCTTTCGCCTGCCGCCCTTAGATACCTTGGTGTTGCTGGAAGGTTGCCTACAAATACTCCTCCTGGCTTCAAGGAGTCACGAATCTGGACGAGAGTTCTCTTCAGCATGGCTGGTGTGTCTTGTGTGTTTATGACGTTCGATCCAAACACGACGTCGTAGTGGCTTGGCTTGAGAGCGTCTGGGTCATGTACGCCCGGAACCCACCCGCCTTTTGGCTTGGCAAAGTCATGAGCCACCACGTTATAGCCTTCCTTTCTTAGGGCTATCGTATGCTGGCCACGGCCTGCGCCAAAGTCAAGGATCTTTAGATTGTCCTTCGGTTTAAAGAGACCCTTGAATGCGTTGACCGTTGCGCTGGTCTTCCATGGCCTCGCCGTCTTGCCAGCCGCAGCGATCTGCTCCGCAGTGAACAGATCCTCGGCCGCCTTTGCGGCGGCCAGCTCTTTGGCCTCGCGCTCTATGGGTTTCTTAACTGCTTTCTTGGTGGCCTTTTTGGTTGCCTGCTTCAGTACCTTGGCTCCGAGTTTGCCTACTCCTCCACCAAATACAAATGGACTTTCGCTCGTCACGTTGTAGCCACGTGGCTTTGGAGGATCTATCAGATCTAGCATCTGCATCAATCGCTCGGGGTTGACACCTTGAGGCGTCGTGATGTCCATGGCTTTTGCTTGAAAGCTTCGAGCTTCCTCCTCTGCCTTCGCTTTCTTATAAGCGGCCAGTTCTGCCTCGCTCATACTAGCGATATAATCAGCCTCGCTGAATCCACTATACGCCATTGTCTTTCATCCTTCGCCAGTCAATCATCTCAACGTGCGGCAAATCTTTGAAGTGCCATCGCCCGCCCCATGCTAGTCCGATGCGCTCGGCCAGATTGCCGAACGCACCCCATGCCTCCATGGAAGAGCGAGTCGTGGTGTCCCATGCGTCATGCACCATCCGGCCCTGCCATTCTCTTAGAGGCAGCTCTATCTTCTTCTCGTCCAACACAAAGTCTGCGGCGAGTCCATAGTTATGTGGACTCTCACCTGCGCGAGCCCTAGTGACGCGACGGGTGTAGTAGTCTTCCTGGGTTTCATCGCTGCGCCAGGTCTCAAACAGTTTAAAAGGCAGCTCCTCTTGTTCCATGAGGTGTATGCACCATACGACCGCAGACCTGAATGGCTCCTCAAGTTTATCGATGGCGCAGCAACGCTTCATTTCTTAGGCTTGAAGTGGCTTCGACCAATCGAGATGGCCTCTTCTAAAATCTCAATGACATCATCATCAGTTCTTGTCTTCGTCTTCGCTGCTATGCTCTTTGCTAGTGGCAACAGGGCGTTTGCTACGCTTAGTGCCACCGCTAAATAAATCAGAAATTGCTCTAACGTCATCGTCTGCTCCTTTGTAATGGCCGTCCTTGCATTGGACGACCTTCTTCTTCCATTTCAGTTCAGTCAAACCGTTCTCTATTTCTGGCATGGTCATCTTGGCTTTGTTGCCACAAGAGATGGCACCGGTCTCGGCCCAGATACACATGGCGATATAGAGCACCTTGGATTCGGGCGATCCTTCGCCCTCTATGATATCTTTGATTATCATCTTACTCCCGTAATTTTGTGGCCAGTCAAGAAAGCCGCGAGATTGTCAACATCCCTTGCTTCGCGATTGAGTTCTTTCAGTCTCTCAGCTCTGTCCTCTGGAGTCAAGCCGACGATGTCGAGCCTATACTGCCTCTCTAAATCCCTCTTATGGCGGTTCAATGCACCAGATATCTGATACCGCAGCTTGCCTGGTTCAGTCGGCATTGTGCGTATACCAAAGACTCTGCCAATAACCTCCTCTGGAGTCAGCTTCTGACCGCGCAGGGTTGTGCCTGCGCGGGAAGCCTCTCTAAGCTGGATGACCCGGTATAAATAACCTGGCCCAAAGGAACGCAGCAGGTGTGACATTCGTCCACCAAGCCCCTCAAAATCTGCGTCGTATTCAATATCTTTGCCGAATAGCTGCTCACTGATGATTCTGACCCAACCACCGGGCGTGAACCGATTGACGCCAACCTCTGATAGTTCGCCAGCATAAGTTCCTGGTGCTAGACCAGCCATCTCTGGTAGCGCACTAGCTCCAGGGAACGGGTCCATGAAGCGGAATGACATCATCTGCTTGCCCTCGGTGCCAGGTATAGGCACGGCCAGGCCGCGCTCATAGAGGGGCTGTGTCTCGTAGGCACGTCGCTCCTCCTCGCTGAATCCTGCATAGTATGGAGCCCACATGTGCTGCATAAGTGATGCTTGAACAGGGTGCGTTGTCTGCATGTCGAGCACAAGGTTCGCGATCCTGTAAGGATACGCGATGAAAGGTACGATGCCATAGCTACGCAAGAACTGAACGGCGTGCGGCAGATCGTCATAGTCGATCATAAGGTTGTTGGTGTACTTGGCTGCGTCGTCAGTGAGTCCTTTGTTCTTAAGCACCTTGTCGGTGGCCTTGCTTAACGATATGCCTTCTTTCAGGGCCACCTCCTTGGCTACCCTGTCAACACGTCGCTTAAAGATCGCCATCCTGCTCGCCATGTCGGTGGTCACAAAGGCGGTTGTCATGCGCTCATTGGCCGTGAAGAAACGTGATATGTCTTCGGCGGCGTGGCCCTCAGCCACGTATCGCCCAAAGGCAGTCCAAGAACTCTTGCCGCCCTTAGTATGGGTTTCATTCGCCAAGGCTTTTGCAAAGTCCTTGAGCCCAGCAAACCTGCCGATGGATGCCTCGATTGCCTCGTTGGTTGGCTTGATGCCGCCAAGATCTCGCGCCATAAACTGCATCAGACCAGACTCTGAGAATGCTTTATAGTAGCGGCCCTTGTTCTTAAGCTCATTGAACCCGCCTATGAGGGCGGCAGGTGACCCACCATCTACCACCTGTGTTAGTTGATGACCAAACATCGCGTGAACATGCGACGTGGGACCAGCGATGACCTTCATCTTTTTGAATGCCCTAGTCCAACGAGCGAACGCCTGCCTTATCTGGCCCGGTGCCTGGTCTAAGCGTTTGACGGTCGCCCATACATCGTTCCTCACAAAATGACCGGCCAACGCGCCATACTTATGCATGTTGGTGCCAGCAATCTTTGTCTCTGGCACGAGAGAGTAGTCGCCTGGGGCGACTGCGTCATCGATGCTCTTGCCATTGACGTGCCTCTTTGTGACAATGTCTTTTCTATTGGCGAGGTTTTGATACAGTTTGAATCTCTCAATCGCGTGAACCTGCTCAATAGCAGCGGCCTCAAGTGACCGATGGAAGTCTGCGCCAATGATGGCTCCCTCCTTGATGCGTTGATCGACTGACTTCTCATACTTATTCTTGGCGCGTTTGAAGTGATCAAACGCAATGCCACTCAGCCTGGCGGCCTCATGGTCTGAAATATTCCTTGCTCCTCGTTTGTATTTCTCTGGCAGATACTTCGCGAGGTTGGTCACGAACACTGCGTCAGAGATCATCCTGCCTCCTGTGCGGCTGTTGCCAATAACGCTATTGCCTTCTTTGGCTAGTTGGCTGAGGTACTGCCTGAGCCCAAGCATCTCGGTGCCCATGCTTTCGAGTGCGCTATGAAGACCAGGGGCTGCTCTCTTGTCGACCATGATCTTCATGCCGATTTTGCCAGAGTCGAAGTCCTCAATCCAGTTACCTATGTCTTTGCGAAACAAGAACTGAGGGCCGCTCATCGACTTGCCTTCATAAGTGAAGTCAATCATGGTGGGCTTTTTGTCATGGATCTCATGTATGAGCCGTTCAAGCTTCTTGCCTTCTTTGCTGGCCACCCACTTGCGGCGTTGGGCCGGTGTCATACTCTGGATCTGATCATTCATCTTGATCTGAATAGCCCTAAGCTCATGGATTTTAGGGATCAATTCAACATGCTCAGTCATAGCCTTGAACATCAGGTTGCGCTGATACTCAGATAAGCTCTCTATGCCTGGCATTATCTCGTCGCTGACCTCGAATGTTCTCTTGCGCGAAACAATCTCTGGTCGCTTCAGAATGTCTTTAAGCGTGGTGCCCATGCCAAAGTATGGCGTGGCGAGCGCTCTACCAACCTTGCCACCGATAAACCGGGTGAACTCAATCGCTGGCTCTCTAAGTCTCTTAGGGACGTCAATGATGCCTGACTTCGTACCAAAGACCCCAGGCGCTGCCTCAGTTAGGGCTGATGGCATGTAGGCTTTGCTCGGTATCATCTCTTCGGCTGTACGCTCAAGGGATTCCTTGGCCTTGCTTACAAAGCCAGAACTCCTTTCTGCTCTTTCTGCCTCCTTTGCATAGCCTCGGCCCTTTTTGAGTGCCGACAAAACGCCCTCGCCCTCAGCGAGGGCTTGCTTGGTTCCTTTCAGCCCAGCCTTGGCACCGAGAGTAGCCACTTTGAGACCCGACGCAAGTGTTGCTGTCTCAAGCGGTCGCTGCTGGATGACCTCTGGCCCAAGCCGACCAATCTCGCCAACGTCATGCGCCATCCCTCCAAGCATGGATGCCATAAAGTCCATCGGCCCAACGGCTGCTGCTACTGGTTCGCCTCTAAGCAGACGCTCGGTCATTGTTCCTACGCCCTTGATGCCACCGACGGTCAGTGCTGGTACGGCCAGGGCGATGTGGCCAAATGTTCTCAGCGTATTGTTCGCAACAAACGCCTGCGCTCGCCGGATGCCCTCTGCTTGTTTGGGTTTTGTAGCCGCAATCTGCTGGATCTCTCTCTCTTCAAACCATGGGCGATTAGTCCATCGTTCATAGAGTTCCTTGTCGTCCATGATCTTGGCGGCATTCATCATTATGAGGTGGGGCGGCGAGAAGCTGCGCCACTTTGCTTGTGATAACTGCTTAGGTATATTGTCGAGAGCGTGCTTTAGGTCTCTGACCCCTTGAGTGTTGCCAGAAAAGAAATCCTCAACGAGCTTGTGGTCCTTCTTGGCCTCTTCATCGAAGTCACTCATCCATTCGGACTGAGCCTCAATCTGCTCTTCCGGGCCGATGTATGTCTTTCTTATGGCCTCGTAGGGATCGGTTGGCATATTGGCTACTCTACTCTGGCGTGTCTGGGCTCACGCCCGTTACTTGGCCCGCTTGCTTTGGCTTTGGCAGGCCCAGGGTTTTTGCCAGGCTTCCTGTTCTGTCGTAGGGTGTCGGTGCCGGCTTTTGAGGTTCTGTTGACGACGTATTGCCGTAACCAAAGGCCGCGTTGCACTCTGGATCATGGAGGGCATTCGCGAGATCGCCGAACACAAGGTCTTCAATGGCAGTAGTCCTTCCGAAACCTTTCATATTGTTGATCGCCAGAGCCCTTTTTGTGAGGTAGTCGAGCTTTCTTTTGCAATCGCCCTGGAGTTTCTTTCTGCCCGCGATGACCTCACGCCTCAATGCTTCACCCCTATCGATGACGTGTTGAAGGGTTGCCTCCAACGTCTTCGCTTTCTCTAATTCAGCTCTCTCAATGGCTGCGTTTTCTTGTATTTTGCGGGATCGACTCTGCAAACCAGAACTAACTTTAAGCTGCTTTTCTCGCCAATCTATATTTTCTTGATGCCTGCTTTTATCAAGCGCAAGGGCCTCTTGATATCTGTCGTCCTCTTTCTTGAGGGCAGCCTGCCTCTCTGCTTCCTCTGACCCGACCCTGACCATCATGTCTTTTATAAAGGCTGGGTCTACGCCTGGGTACATCTTCGCTATGTCTGCACTGTACTTGCTCATGGCCTCCTGTTTGCGCTCGGCCGCAGACCTTATTGCCTGCGACTCTATCCCCTGGCTTTTAAGTCGCTCGGTCAGGGCCGCGCTGAATGGCTCCTCTTGCACCTCCATCGACAACGGTTCACCGGATTCTGACAACGGAGGTGGTTCTGCGTCAATTATATCGCCCTCCATTCTCGTTCTCTCAAGAGCTAACTCAGTCTCTTCTTGTAGGATTTTTTCTGCTCTGGCTGGGTCTGCAAAATATTTACCACCCTCAAGTGCCGCTTCCTTGGCGCGACCACGCATGATATCTTGCTCCTGCAAGTTAAAGAGTTTTTTCCGCCGTTCCTCTTGGGCTGCTCTAAGAGTCTCTTGTTCCTTCATGCGCCTCTCTTGAAGCTGCATAGCCTGGTACTGGCCATAGCCCTGGACGCCTGTCTGGAGTGCCTGTTGGATCGATGCCCAGCGTCGAGCTTCACGCTCTTGCCTCATGCGCTCCATCTCAAGTTCTAGTCTTCTATTGGCACCTGGTGCCATCGGTATTGATCTCGGCATGTTTACTTCCTGTTACGCTTTAACATAAAATATCAGACGTTCGCCGTTTGGCATGGTGTAGATATATTTATGATGTGGTACGTTGTTTATTTCAGTGGTGGACGGTGCCTCTTCTATAAATGGAGCCCAGGACGTGGCCATTTCTTGCTTTGCTCCGGGCGGTAGTTGTTGGGCGCTGCCGACGACAAGCCCTGGCTCGCGTGTGTCGTACGCATTATTCAGCCATTCACCATCATCATTCTGACGCAGGCCAACATTGGCGTAGTAGTCACTGGCGCTGTATTGATATCCCGAGTCTGCATAATTGCCAGCATTATTACCAGATATGCCCTCCACGTTACTCGCGATGAACCGCGTGCGCTCGCCTAACGTTGTCAGATCGCCCCATACGGGGCCATCGCCTTCACCATCACCACCATCACCACCATCATCATTATTCAATGCATTGGCAAACACCCCTGACTTAGCAATGGCCTCCTCAGAAAACCCAAGCGCCCTAAGAAATTCGCGTGTCTCCTCTGGGTCACTTAAGATGTCAAGATCTTTGGCTGCCATGAGTGCCGACAAGAGTTGACCTGTCTCTCTTGATCCGATTGCATCTTCCAAGCGTCGTCGCTCGCCTTCCATTCCAGCCGCCTGAATCCAATCGCCAAACATATTTCGACGTGCTTCATCTGAGGCTTTTTGTTGGACGTCTGCTCCGAGTGCAAGCATGCCACCAGAGGTGGTCATGCGGCCACGACCGGCAGCGGCCATGGCACCAGACATAGCGCGGCTCGCTGCTCTGCGAGCCTCGTCTTCATAGTCTGCATTCAGGATCTCACAGATGCGCCTGTCTGCCAGGCTTTCGATATTGGCACACGGGTCTTCGTCACCACCAAGGGTCTCGTCGGAGGGAGTGTCATAGCTTGCTGACCTTGGGACTATTGCAGATTGAAGCTTTGCATCCTGCGCCCCCACCGCCACATCTGGCTGATTGATTTGCCTGGGTGCCTCGGTGATGGGCTCTGCTGGGCTATCATCTCTCTGAGGTTCACCTGGCTCTCTCTGAGGTTCACCTGGCGCGGCTCCAACCCTCTGAGTGCCTGCGAGCGGATCTGCCTTCGGGCCTTTAGCTGGCCCAGGCTGGAATGCTCCTGGTGTTGCTGTTGTGACAGCCGGAGCGGTCGTCTTAGGTAGACTCGGAACCACCGGCCTGCCCTCTGCTGGGATTGGCTTTAAGGCTGTCTGTGACGCCTTCTGACGTGCCTGAAGCTCTTGCTGCTCCTTAGTGATGTCTGGTTCTGTGGCAGACACACCGCGCCGCCGAACGGTTCCTCTTTGGCCTGCTCGGCCACGGACGTTCCCTGTCTGAGCGCCAGAGTCGGATCCATACCCACCACCCGGCGTCCAGCCACCTATATTCAATCCACTATAAACAGGCATATTAAACTCCTATATGGGCCATAATACAGAGCAAACTCTATATGGTCCATAATATTGCGTAGGCTCTAGCCACCGTACCTGATGAGGTGAGCCTGATTCCTATTATTCTGTCTTGTGCCTCATCGGTTGGGTCGCCACTTGCGCTGCCAAGGGCCACGACTGGTGATTCATCAACGGTGACTGTCTGTTCGAGAGACCCAGATGGTGTGACAATGGATGCACTTGTAAGTGTTGACACACCAAATTTAACCTCAACGGTAGACTGTGTCACGGATGCAGCCTGCGTTACAGCATAGAACAGCCGCGACACGCTGTACGTGTCGTTGTCTGTGTCAACCCCGGACGTATAGAACGTCCACTTGTTGCTGAGGGTTGTGTTGTCAACAGCCCTTGCGACGAAGCATTGAGCCTTTAACATGTTCTGGTTGCTTGAACTAACTGAGTTGTCTCTCGATGTCTGCAAGGAGTCACGCCTGGTTGTCACTTCAGATGCGCTGTCTGTGGCGCTACCGTCAATGCCGTCAACCTCGGCCCTAGTTGGCGTCGACGCGAATCGGTCTGTTCTTATAAGAAGATTCAGATAGAGATCTTTTGTCGAAGTCAAGTCGGCAGCAGCAGTCACTGAGATGGCGTATTTGCTGTCGGCCCGGAGCCTGAGATTTCTAGCGTTCATCTCTTCCTGGGTTGCCGTCCCATCGCCAGTCATGGTGATATAGTCCCAGGTAGCAGACGGTCCATTGTCGGGCGCAGCGGCGACGCCATCGTATCCGCTACCGTCATATTCGATGTTGCCAACAAACCACTGGATCTTATACTCATCGCCGTCAGCAAGGTTATGGCCTACGAGGTGAGCAGATATGATGTCGACATTGACTGGTGGCTTAATGATGAACCTTCTCAGCTCGGCACTATCAGAAGCCCCGGTCAGTCTGAATGGAAGCGTCAGCGTGCTATGGCAATGCCTCTTGTCTATCGTGCTATTTATCTTCCTGGCGGCATCCTTGAAGTTGGCGTTCAACCTTCTTGGGTCAAGGACCTCGTCTTTAAAGAAGTTGTATGGCACTTTGCCTATCTTCATTCTTTGCTCCTAAAGCACCGCAGCGTTATAAAGAAGTGAAGCTGATCAAGGGTCGCACCTGAGTTGTTAGTTGCAACAAGATCATAGACCGAACCAGCGAGCAAAACCTGCCTTGGGTTTGTACCGTTGTCTGGCGTATACCTTGCTGTCTCTTTTGTCGTGGCGGCAGTAGTCGTCAAGGACATACTAATTGAATCAGCCAGGAATAGGTGCGGTATTGTTGGCAGGTCATTGAATTCATTGGCCTGCTTGCCGTCGAGAGTAACTGTTATAGCACCAGTGCCAGCCGCCGATGCTTTGTGGCTGACAACGCCTATGGCCACCACCTCGGAGTCATCAGCGCAAACAAACCTGTAAGACACAGACGACGTGTTTGTCACGGCACCTTCGTATCTATTTAGGCAATAGATGTTTGCGTTCTTCTGGTTCTCTGCGGCGATGTTCTGAAGGGTGCTGCTGCTTGTGGCAGACCCGCTGGCGTCAAAGAGAGCATTCAGATCAGCGGCAAGTATCATCTGTGCGTCAACGATGGTCATGGTCTATTCCTCCCTTGGCCACCAGTCTTAACGTCAACCAGGCCGACTCTTGACAAAGCCTGCGTGGCCCCGACCTCAACCGTTACATCATCAGTACGCCGAGAGAATAGAAACCTGAGACTCTTTAATTCTCTTGACCTATACTCTCTGCCATCACCCCACATGGTGGAGGGGCTCTGCGTTAGTACGATCCCGTCTGTTCGCGTTGAAAACCCAGACGATACCGGCGTCGGTGTCGTCTTTGTTTTGTCGAGACCTCTGATGGCTGCCTTCTGAACCCGGCTGCCATTGTCTGATGATGTCGTGACAGACCTAACAACGGGTGATGCTTCAGGGGGTGTCGGCACTCGACCAGCCATAGACCCCGTCGGCTTGATGCCTCCGGTGGTGGTATGGTCGTCGCCATCCTCTGTGTTGCCATAGAAGGCATAGATCCTGCTCTTGTCTACAAGAAGCTCATTGTCGTCGTCCTCATAAAGGACGCCGACAATATCTAAGGTCCCTTCAGTTGTCTCTGGTTGCCACCATGACCGTATGCCTCTAGTTAGGTCAAACATGCAGACAGAGTCCTCGCCTGGCATAGAGATTATCGGACCCTTGCGTCCAGCAAACACCTTGCCAATCCTGTAGTCAGGAAAGTTAATCATCTCTGCAACGGACCTAGACATCGTTGCATCAGATAAGGGTGTCTCTTCCTGGCCCCTGTCTATACGCTTCAATCCTCTGCCAGTAAGCGCATGAAGCTGGTTCCTGACAAGGGCTGATTGGCCATAGTTGTTTGCGCTGTGGTCAGAGATATTGTCAATGATGCCAATAATCTCTGGGCCAGCAGCGGCTGCGTCTGCGCCAAGACCCCATACTCCATTGCCAGTTATGGCGACAAGCCCACCACCGGGCGTTACATGGAGCCCATAGATATGACCCTCAAGGGCCACTATGCCCGCCGAAGTATAGGTACGAGGCATTGCTGCATCAGATATAAACAATCTCTCGCCATCAGCGATGACGCATCGTCCGTTCCATGAGGCGCAGATACCTTGAGGGATGTTGATGGTAGCACGGTCGGCTATCGACACCTTCTCTGCGACAGTGATGCCACCTCCGGTGTAGCCTGAGACCGTAGGAAAGTCTGGTGAGCTTATGATGAGTTCGCCAGTAACAACAGCATGGGTTACGACTCGTGGCTTTGTGTTAGATACAGGCAAGCTTTGTAGCTGCTGGAACTCCTCATCAAACACAACGATCTTAGTGTGATGATTATTGGATGTGCTGGTATCAAAGATGACCAAGTAGTGGTTGATACGGTCAGCGTATTGACCCCTGACAGAGAACCCTGCGACAATCTCTTCATTCGATACGGCGGCTCTGAAGTTGACTAAGCCTGGACGAACGCAAAGCTCACCGCCAGGCAGGGTCCACATATTTCTTAAGTCAAATCTTGATGTGTCAATCATGTGTTAGCCTATGTGGTGTTGTGGTCATTCACGCCGCCAGTGCCAGAGTTCGCTACCGAATTAGCCCTGTTGCCAATTGTAATATTCCTTGGCGAGGTCTTTGTGTCTATAGCTCCAGCCCCGAGTTGGTTTCCAATGATGATATTTCCGCCAGTCGCTCCATCGATATACAGGAGTCCAACGGCGATATAGTTGTTAGAGATCGTGCAGTTCCCAGGATTGCCACCAGTAAGAAAGTATTGGTCGCTTCCGCCAATGTGATCGACCCTCACATAATTGTCTATGAACCGGCACCTCACGACATCCTCGGCCGCCAAGCACTCAACGAATGCGGCCTCTGTCCCAGAAACAAGCCACATGGTACATCCTCTGACCCCCACCTGCGTCAGCGACCCACCGTCGACAACCATAAATTTATCAAACGGCTTTTCTGCGTAGGCACCCGTCCCGGTGCCTATCCTCAGCCCGTCGAACACGGCATCATACAGGTCTGTGGTAACGCTAAACAATGTCATGGGCGTGACTAAGGAAGCTGATGATGATGGGCCACCGCCTGTCACAGCTCCGTCTGGGATTATGACAGACCCGCCTTGCGATGACAAAGTGAAGCCAGAGCTTGACAAGTTTATGGTGGACTTAACACTAATGTCGTTGACCACCACCACGCTCCTTTTGTCTGTCGTATTGTTAAGAGCGTTTCTTAGATCAGACTCATTCCTGACCTTGATCTCTCTGAGAGAGTCCCTCGCTCGATCCCATGTATGGCGACGCCTCGGCCACATTATAAGCTTCCATAATTCAATCTATGAACTCGCAGGCAGTTCTTCTTGCTGGTTGTTGCATCATAAGCAACGTAGCTCCAGCGATACAACCTTCTTTGATAATCCTGAACAAACCTATGTCGAGGGAACGACACAGCCATTGGTTGCTCCGGTGTTCTTATGACGGCATCTCTCAGCATTATGATGCGATCATCGAGGGCCGCATTACCTGTAGCCTCTTTCGGCAGCAAGTGCTTGGCTGCTACGGCCACGATCCATGCATCCATCAAGGGCCATACGAGGGCCGAGTCTGGCGCATAGTTGACAACAGAGGTGTTGCCGGTGGTTGATATGTCTGGGCGCATCACGAGCCGAATCCTTAGATCGTGAGCCGAGCCTGACGATCCCTCGGCATCCCTCGCCCTAGTGGCCTTGATGGGAGTGAACGAAGATCCCGTCTTAATAGATACTGACTTGATGATAATAGGCGGCCTTGGCGTAGCCAGTGCCGACAGGTCAAGCGTACCGTCAGACGCCGTGGTGGTGTCGAAGACAACATCAAGTTGATCGCCACCCTCTGCTGAATATATTGATACGCACTCATCGACAGCAGCCTGTAGGGCTGCGTCTACCTCATTGTCTGCGTGCCAAGCGGTGGTGATAATGGGCCAGCGTTCGCCCAGTCCATCATCGGTCTGGTCGTCAAGAGCCTTCTGAACACGCTCTCTTGCTTCATGAAGTTCCATCATCAGCCCCAGAGATTGGAACCTGGATCCGGTATGCGCTCTCGACGATCTCTTTGACCTCACCATGAAGGTCTTCGACTTTAGCCCTTGCTTCGGCCTTGTCTCTCTGTACGGCTCCTCTCATCTTCTCAAGCTCCTGGGCTACGGCCAGTCGGCTTATCTTGCCGCCTAGAACGTCATACAAGCCAGTGTCTTGATTGAATGCCATAACAGGGATGTGGGCCTCCACTATAAAGCTGAAACCATAAATCGTCGGAATGCAAACCTTGCTAGGCTCACCAAAACAAAGCTCACCGCCATGGGTCGTCGGAACGATACCATGGCGGTGAAGCCTAGAGATAAGACGTTCTCTCGTCTTGAGAGAGGGTCTAATCATTTCAACCCCTATTACCAGACAAAGTCTGTAATGCCAGTGAGTTTGCCAAGACCAGATCGCTTCGTAACCCGGAGGTTATAAAGACCGAAGATCTGCGTGTCATAGACGAAGCTCTGGTCAGAGACCATGGCTGCCTTCTTGCCGTCAAAGTCAGGACCGAAAGATCGCCACTCGGCAAGCTTCACATCCCTGTCAGTGAAAAGCAACAGATTGCTGTCAGGCATATTCTCATCAATGATGATAGGCTTGCCTTCGAGGGTCGGATGGCCACCGGTCGGATCCATTACTGAACCAGTGAACCGGCGATTGCCAACCAGCAGATTAAGGTACGCATGGAGCACATTGCTGTTCATTACAGCATGAGTCCAAGGCTGACCGTTACGACGTTTCACGTCTTTAGACAGACGATCAATGTCGTCATGAGACAACGCACCAGCAGTAACTGCACGCTCGTTGCCAACGTAACCAGACCCAGCAGAAGCCACAGCACTGTAGTTACCTGCCTCTCCGAATGAGCCAGAAGCGAGTGTCGAGTCAGCAGCGTCGATCAATGAGACCATCGTATCTGCGGCAGTCCCAGCACCACGAATCGTGGGCGATGACGCACCACTGTCTGCGATGCTGTTGCCAGCAGAGTATGGAGTCGCCATAGCAGAGTCAATGAAGACATTCATCGTCACGATGCCACTTGCGTGATCTACAGCAGTCACTTCGCAGAAGAGCGCAGTGCCAGCAGACGTATCGACAAACCCATCGATGCGAGCACCAACACGATAACCGCTCGTATCAAGCTTCACGGCACCGGCTGCATCTTGCAACGTACCATAAGCGACGGTCGACGTTGCTGCGTCCTGATGAGTAGAGGTCGCCAACGAGGTGTTGAAGATCGCCCGACCAAGAGTACGACCAAGATCTGCGCCAGCCGATTCCATCTGCTCTCTAACGAGATTAACTCCGTCTTGCTTGCTTACCGCAGTCAAGGCAGAGATACGAGGAATAGACAACCGAGTGAACAAAGCCTTCGGGTGGTATGCCAATTGAACTAAGTCAGCGGATTCGCCGTCAGGAAGAGGCCCGCCATCAGCAATGAAGCCGGTTGACTTGTTGCCGCCAGTCTTGACGTTGACAATGCCAACAGTACCAGAATGCTTTTCTTTTTTAATAGTGCCCTTGCCGACAAAAGGTGCCTCAAGGTTCGCTTGCTCATTAACCACCTTGTTGCCAAAACGAGCAACCAGTTGGTCAATGTCGTCAAATGTAATAGCCATTTCTATCTCCCTATAGATTCTAAGAATGTAACCATGTCATCAGCCGAATGGCCCTCAATCGGAGCTGCTGCTCCTTGCGAACTAACCGGCCGGGGTGCCGTTGGCCCACCATGTTGCCTGGCAAGCCTTGCTTTATAATGAGACACCCGTTGTGAATCGATCTCTTTTGCGATGGTCTTCATCGTCTTAGTATCAGACTTCTGAAACCTAAGAACCAGCTCTTCTGCCGTTACCGTGGGATACTCCTCAGCAAGCGTCTGAGCTTCTTCTATAATCTCTTCGGCCCTCGCCTCAACCGCCCTTTGTGTCTCGCTCTGTCGACGCCTCTGAGAGGCTTCTGAGTCGAGTTTAGATCGGATCTCTCGTTCTTGATCTTGAGCCTTCAAACGACGAATCTCTTCATCTCTTGGGTCCGGCTCATCAAAGACACGGAGCTTGTCTTCAGTCTCTAAAAGCCGCCGCTGCATGATCTCAAAGCCTTGCTTGTACTCGGCTAATTGATCTTCAAGCTCACTGGCCCTAGACTCAACCCGCTTCCGGGCTGCCTGAAGTCCATTGATCCGCCTAAGAAAGGACTTCTTAGGGACCATCTCTTCCGCTGCTTCGGTTTCGTCTTGGGACTCATCCTCAGCTTTGGCTTCGACATTATCGGCGTCGGGGCCGTCACCCTCCTGGGCGGGCTGAGATTGCGAATCCTCAGTAACGCTGTCTTGCTCAAGGGATGAAACCATCTCTTGGTCTAAGGATGGCGAGTCCTCTATAACGCCATTATCATCGTTCATCATACTAGATGCACTCCTTATAGTCTAGGGCGCTCCCGTGAGCGCCTTGCCAATGACGGCTGCCAGTCCAGCAAAACCGCCAGACACAGCACCCCAAACTCTAGCCTTCACCCTTAACTCTGCGATGTGCTCCTTATTAGATACAACTTCTTTATGAACATCATCAAGGCTTTTCTGGTGACGGTCGAGCGCATCAAGAACCATCTTCTGATACTCGTTCCAGCCGTTGTTATTCATAATCAACCTCGATGTATTCTATATAGTTATTCACCTCAAATATGAGGTTCTCATGTTCATGTGTCCACGGACTGGATGGGCCGTCCAAGTGTCTGTAGCCAGGGTCCTTTTTTGTAGCCCAGAGCGCAGCGTGTACCATCTCATGAACAAATGCTGTCTCATGTAGCGCATCCTTCTCTGCCACAAACATAGTGCCGTCAGGATAAAGAAGGCCATAATAGACCTTCTCTGTCTCTGGTATCTTAAGGAACTTGCCACCTTCTTGCCAATGTATCTTGAGTGCATCGAGGGCCTCAATGATGCCGACCGATTCCTCTGGGCCGAATATCTCAACCCATCGCCAAACGAATATCTGCATGGCCGTACTAACCAATGCCGCATCGTACTTGCCGTCCGTCTGCCTTGCCTCCCATCCCGGTATCTTTTGTGTACAAGTATTCTTTTCATACTTATAAAACTCCGGTCTGGTGTCGGATGCGAAAGCGCATCCGGCAACCAGAAGCAGGACCAATAAGGATCTCAATCGCACATACCCCAGCTGCAAGAGAAAGAGCAGCAGTCACTTGGCATAGTACAGGGTGTCATCGACCCGCCGCAGCCACCACCGCCGCCACCTGCGGTACATACCGTAGGTGGACCACCAGAACAGGTTTCTCCCGTGTCATCGTTGCAGCAGTCTGAGCTGGCGGTGCATGGGTCACCTGTCCCTACGCAACACTCACCTCCTGTACACCCAACCGTGCCTACAACTTGGCAGCAACAGTCGCTGCCGGTGCAAGATGCGTTGATGGCCTTGCAGCAATTTGAATCGGTGCAACAGTTAGAATCAATGCAATCCGTACTTCCATCGCAGTCTTCATCTATGCTGTCGTTGCAGGTACTCTCTGTCGCAACGCACTCCTGAAGGGTCTTCCAGCCTGATCCAGTGCATAGCTTATTCTTGTTGTCTCCATCGTACAGCATCGTTCCTTCTGAGTATCCTGAGCATGAGCTGCTTAAGGTGCTGTCAATGATAGGCACCAGAATCCCAAAGTTGCCTAGACCCACATTGACTGCGAGTAGTGTAGCAGGCACTGCCAATACTAGGAGCAATGCTATCCTCACATTGGCTCTCACTGGTTCACCATCTTCTTATAGTCGGCTCCGTTGCAGTAGTGAGCCCTGTCTGTGACTGTGTCATAGTACATCAGACCTTCCCTGTCTGCGTCGCAATCGTCTGAGTCCCGCCCGGCGTCATGCGGTAACAATATGCCGAATTCGCCAAGTCCGACGTTGGCCGCGTAGGCCATGACTGGCACGGCCAGGATGGCAAGAACTATAAGAATCCTCTTCTTCATATTATCTCCTATAGCTGGCAGTCGTCGTCATCGAATGTCCCGAGTGTAAGTGTCGCCTTGACTTCGTATGCAGATCCATCATACATGCAGATGCATAATGCAGATCCGTCATCAGTCTGCATGTACCACATTGCCCCGTTCTCGTCCTCATCGTCAGCAGTAGAGCTATCGCAGAAAGCACTAGGAACATCTACTCCTCTTATTCTGGTTGGGCCAGTGCGAAAAACAGTAATGCCCTCGATGCCGCTTATCGTATCCATAGTTAGATGAAGCTGGGAAGTATCAGTAGTCGAATTTCGTCTAATTCCAAGTGTCCCGGCAGTGCTGGCTGCACCGGCACTGTCAGTAATCATCCTTACTCCAGAGGCGTGGGCGTCAGAAGAATTGGTAACCATCAGAAGATTATTGCCTGAGGTTGTACGCTCGAAGGTTACATCGTTGGCCAGGACTGCTACCGATGAGTTCCCAACCGTCACTTCATCCGTTCCAGCATTCGCATCGAGATAAATATATCCGACCGTCGAGTTAGTCTCCAGGAAGATGTCTCCGCCGTATGATGCGTTGCCGCTGCACGTACCCGGACAACTCGATCCCGTATTACAGCACTCGCTTGACGACGTACACGACTCACCTTCACCCAAGCATGTGCCTGCGTACTGTCCTTGGTATGGTATATCCAGCGAGGTTTTGAGAAATAGATGTCGCGAACTATAAAATTGTTCAGGCTCTATCTTGCTGTAGAGGCTACTTGACGTATTTCCTACCATTATATTTGACCCCGCCGTATTTTCAGATGAGAATCGGTTATTTGAAAAAATAGCGCCAGTCATCTCACATCCGGCCAAGGCACAGTACAGTGACCCGAGGGCAGAATCGTTAAGGCCGCTGCCAGTGATGGAAGCCATCATAATAGGCACCGACAGCAACAAACCTGCAATCAGTAATTTTATCTTCATTATCTAGCTCCTATGCAGGTCAGATTAACACTTCCGGCTGAGAGACACCGTGGTGCACCGCGAACATCAATCGAAATGGCAGCATCTATGCAGTCAGATGACGTACATATTGGATACCCCTTGTCAGTTATATTGACATCGTCACCGCCGATCCAGACCTTAGTGGCCGAGGGATTCATACAACGAACTGTATTGTAATGAGTGACGGCGGCAGACGTCAGGGCCACGCCGCCGGACGTCGTGTCGCAAACAACCCGGAACGCCTTGACCTTGCTCGCTGGGTTAGACAAGGCATTGGCCTGCGGCTGTAACGCGACCCATGTGACGACGCATATAGCGGCAAGCACTGACCCGGCGGTTAAGATTCGTTTCATCATTGTGGTACTCCTTGAGGTTGTTGCTGTTGAGCTGCAACGAGCTGTTGATCATAGTATTGTTTCAACTGCCAAAGCATGCTCTTTAGATTGGGGTCTTGCTGAGTGTCGATGGATCGTCCAATAACAGATGATGCCAGTTGCGGGTTGACCTGTGCTGGTTGTATGAGGGTTCCTGCCGCTGCTGATTGTATCATCTGATTAATGAGTTCTATTTCTCTTGCCTGACCTTCAGTGTATTCAAGGCCAGTCTCTGATCGCTCTGCAACGGTTGCTGGATCTTCAAGTCCGGCTTGTGCTCGCTCAACAATATCCTTAGCCTTCTGAGCATGATAACGAGACATACCTGTTCTCGGCTCAAGGCGAACACCGACGCCATCAATGTCTGCGCCCACAAAAGGAACGACCGTCATGGATCTGTCCTCGCCAACTATGCGTATCAATCTCGGCATGGAGTAAAACTGCCTTACAAGGTGAAGTGTTATATTCCATAAATTTAATAAGAACTTCTCAATGTGTCTAGCCGTGCCAGCATTCTTCATAGAATCCAACTGACTAAGATACGCAATCTGTTTGGCAGACGTTCCTGACTTAGCGCTCTCTGCTCCAGTAAGAATCTCATTGAGTCCAGCTATGTCATAAAGCCTGCGCTCAAGACGGTCTCTATCTCGAAACAAAATCTCATTGATCTTCGGTGGCTCTAGCCACCGAATGGTTTGCGACTTCTGGACGTCATCCACTTTGATCATGTGGTTGTCGTCCTCCCACGTTTCGATGACATTGCTTGGTGCCAGGAGCTTGACTGCTCCAGTATCTCGCCTGAGCTTAACCAGCACGGACTCGATCTCATTTATCTGTCTTTGAATAGGCACCGCATCGTTCATCCATGTATCGCCATAAACAGTGCCTCTGATGTAGCCAACCTTAAAAAGGCTGAGAGGAAGGAACGATACGGTCTTGTCGCTCTCAGGGTTTTCGATGGACTTGAACACATAAGGATAGTCCATTTTGCTTACTACATTGCCTCCGACGATGAGAGCATACAGGCCCTTTTTCAGCCTAACATCTGGCCTGTACCATATCTCATAAACAGGAATGCCCTTCCTGGTCTCTGAGTCGCCTATGGTGTACTCTTCCTCTGCAACGTCTGTTGTTCTGACCTTGCCTTCCTTGAGAAGTGCTCTGGCCTCATGCTCGTTTATGTACCGTCTAAATATAACCCACCCCGCATCATCAGGGTTCTCTGTCGGGTCAATATAGAAGTCAAAGATAGTAACGAGATCCCAGCGGATCTCGTCATTATCTGGGTCATAATACGCCTTGATGCCCCCGAGTCCGTGAGCGCATGCAGACTTCAAGATGTCAAACATCTTTTGGTCAACGCGGTTCTCTGACTCTATGAACTCTATAAGGGACGATGCTGTCTCAGCAGCTTGTATGTCGCCAGGTTCTGCACTGTTAGGAAACGCTGTAACTGATGGACGGTCCTGAAGCAGGCGTTGACACCAGGTCAGCACGAGGTTTCTGATTAGGTTGTGAGATACTTGAGGGATGTCTGAGTTCCATGGCACGTCCTCTATTGTGCCTGACCTCCTGTCAAGATCCCTGAATTGATCGCCGCTGACGTGAAGTTCGTTACGCTCGGCAAGCCTGGTATACTTGGCTGCCGCCTTCTCACCTTTGTCCTTAAGCTCATTAAACAGGTCAAGGATTGTCAGCGATGTGCCGTCTTCATTCTTGGCGATCTGATAGTCTTTGCCGTCTGCGTTGCTGATGCTCATCCTTCAAGAACCTTTGAAAGGTCTGTGTGATACGGATGCTCGGAATCCCAATTGTCTAGCAGCTCTTGGAGTTTGCCCTTCAAGTCTGAATCATCGTCAACGTCTGGGGTTGATTCGTCATAAGACTCATCATCATCATCGGTGGCACCCTTAGCGCAAGCACCCTTAGCGCAAGCACCCTTAGCGCAAGCACCCTTAGCGCAAGCACCCTTACTGGTATCCTTCGTTATCTGTATCTCTGCCGCCATGCTATGGCTGGCCAAGGACTTTGCCAGATCTTCAACCTGGTCTGATATCTCTCTAGGTAACTTCATTGTTGTTCCTAACTGTATGCTCTGATAAGCCGGTTCATTGCTTCTTTCGCCGCTTGATCTTTATAATATTTCTCTCTGGCCACATCGAATCTCTCATTCCATGCCTTTGACTCACCAGTAAACCTGTCTTCTGCCGCCCTGGTTTTGGGCTCATCATAAAAGTAATCTATACCAAGGCTGCCTAATTTTGCTAGGCCAGATGCTGCGGCGACATAGGGCGCAGCGGGTCCAGTAAAAGGCATTGCCGCAAACCCGGTGTCACCCGCCACGCCGAGTGCTTTGCCACCGAATGAAACAGCATCGCCCTCATAGGGGTCATACTCTGGTTCCGGGCCAGCATACTTTAGAATATCTGCCTCTGTCATAAATGCTGCCATCAGGTTCCTCCGCTCCATCCTCTGTTCTTACGCATAAACTTCTCTAACTTAAAGACATCTTTCTTCTCTGGTACATTAAGGAAGAGTGGACTTCTCTTGATATCTTCCAACGCAAAGCCCAGAGCCATACATAGGTCTTTTCTTCCAGCAAATCTTTCTCTCTTGTCAATATGAAGGTCATCGCACTCTTCGGCAAGCTCAAGGGGTCCAGCTAAGATACCGGCCTCAACTGCGTTCTTAACCAAAAGCAGCCCAGAGTACCTTGAAGCGTCAGTCGTCCTTACCTCTCTGACAGGAACACCCTTCTCTCTTGCTGCCTGAGCGGTGGCCAATCCAATGCCATTGGTCTCAACGCATACATGGTCGGGCGCATAGAGTTCATAGACGACCCTGATATAATCGGCCAGCTTATCAATCGTATCATCATAGGAATAGTAGGACGCGGCAATGGAGCCATCTGCCTTATCTAGCACCACCACAGAGCTGGCGTCCTTGCCAATACCACCGGCAGTATCAACGCCGACGGAGTATCCCGTCTTATAATCCCTTGGTTTAAATACATCTATGCCTCTAACCAGGTTGCTCTCTAGCACTCCGGGGGTGATGCCAATCCATCGCCCCTCCGCAGTCTGGAATGCATGCTCTGGCCTTTGAGGATACTCCCTGAGACATTTGATCAGATCGCCAGAGAACCTGTTCTCAAGCGTTTGGAAGAACCATGCCATCGAATCAGGGTCCGTGAACCCAAGTTCACGGCCCTCATCCAATCGCTCCTTAGAAAGGCTAGATCCATCGGCCTTATAAGCTCCATGGCTCTCGATATCAAAGAACACCTTCCTGTAGTCATTCTCTGTGTTCCATAGGTGCCACATCAAATCGCCAGGGCCAGAGCTGGTGGACTCGATGATGATAGGTGCTGAGAGGCCCGCTGAGGCTGATAGAGCGCCGTAGGCGTTCTGGTCGGGCCAAAACGCCAGCTCAGATAGATGAAGCATCTGGAAGCTCAGAGAGCGTCCAGCCTTGCTTTGCTCTTGGCCCTTTGATGCATTGGCTGTTAGGGCGTGTACTTCTGATTTATTGGTAAGACGGATCTTTGATCGATTCGATATCTCTGTTTTGACGGCCAGCGAGACAAAGAAGTCTCTGACCCTGTCTAGCAAGCCATGGCATTTCTGTTCTGTGTCGGCTACCACGGCTATCTTGGAGCCGGGGTACATCACAGCATAGACGGCATCTAAAAAGCATATAGCGGTGGAACATCCAATTTGGCGGCCCTTCAAGTAAATCTGGTGGTCGTGTTGCGAAGCAGCATTGAATATTTCGATCTGCTCAATAAGCGGATCGAACTGCACTCTCTCGCCAGTCCTCTGGTCTGTAACCTCGCATAGCTGCGCGAGTTTAACCAGCTTTCTAGCGGTAGGAAACCTCGACATGTGTCCTCCATAACGCGGTGCGGTATTGTCTTGGTAGGGGTCTGCTCTTTATAGTGCTGCTTAACAGCAACTGTTGTGCTGCGCCTGCCCCAAGCAGGCGCGGCGGGGGTGTATTTATTTATCACTTTCGTCATCTTCCATTAGCGCGACTCTGAGTTTGTTTGCGGTATCGTCTTCATAAGAAGTCTCAGGCAAGGTCTTTAGCACGTGAGAAAGTATTGAGGAGATCACGGAGCCCTCCTTGGCTCCGAGATCACCAATCCTTATCTGGTGTATTGTCTCGACCGCTAACTGCCTGACATCGTCTGGTGTTTCTAGTTTTGGGGCCACCATCTTAATATTTAATATCTTATCTTTACTTAGCTTTGAACCTCTCATCCTGGCTTCTTTGCGAGCGTCGATCAGCTCCGGGTCATGGAAGTAACAAAAGAGCGAGTCGGCCTGACGGCCGCCTCTGCATAAAAGCCCTGTCTTGAGGCGAACAATACAGTAGGGATGGGTGGAAAGCTCCTCACTAGAGGCAACCCCCTTAGAGATCTTGGCGGTCCATTTCTCTCTGTTGTCATCAAGATAAAGTGTAGCCCACCTTAAATCCTGGGTGATCTTAGCCTTTGGCATGTATGCAAACCTCCTACCTATTTGAGAATTTCAACGGGGGTGCGAATTGGTAATCGACGTAATGGTTAGAGCGTGGACCTTGGACCTTTAAGCCTTGGGGCTCGGCTCCAGAGGGGGTGTCAATTATTTGACGCGTCATTTTTTTGACGTCAATTTCTTGGCGCGTCAATATTTTGACGCCATTCTTCTGACGTGTCAAATGTTTGACGTCATATATCTGACATGCTTCGTTCAGGCTTCGGCTTGTGGTCTTGGTCGGTGGTGGTTTGCTGGCGGGTTGTGGTGGTGGTGGATGTGGGAGGCGGCACCATCCATCCCTGCATCCATCCCTGCCATCATCATCATCCAAACCTTGCCACCTCCACCCATCCATAACACCATGACGCACTGCGTCATTCCATGGCACAAAAAAAGGAGGGCACCCTATGGCACCCTCCTTTTTTTTAACTTTCATGCTTTGGCATTGGCTCATCAACCCAATCGAATTGGGCTTCTGTCTCGTCCGTCTCTGCGTCTGTTTGGTCATCATATTCAGCATGCCTTCGCATCCATTCTTGATGCTCTTCTTTGTTCATCTCTTCACCTCATGGTTGTGGTTATAGCCCATTTCTTGGCCGGTTAAACCGTCGTCATTCAAAATGATCTCACGGTCACCCATTTTCCTGGTCCAAACTAATTCACGCAGCCACGTTTGACCGTGTGATTCTATCTCGTCCGGCCCAGCTGAGAGCGCCTCGCGGTCACCCGGTCTTAGGTCGGTCAAGACCCCGTCCTCACCTCCTGCAACCACGTGGCCCGCATCCGTCAATTGCCTCATAAGTATTTTCTGTTTTTTTATCATGGTCTCACCTTCCTTTTCTCTTTAATCCATTTAGCCATGCGACCAATGGCTTTAGAACTCAATTTGTACCGAGACCCATAATGGTCTCGCCCGCTCATTTCTTCGGCCCTTCTTAGGGCCTTAATTTCTTCTTCATGTTCTTGGCACCACGCCTCATGCGCTTGATACCAAGTTAGATCAATCAGTTTTTTCATTGTGCTACCTCCACCCAGCCCCCCGTGGGGCTGGGTTATGTTGTTATCAGACACCAGGTCGGCCGCTCGACATAACGATCAGCACAACCCATAGGACGACGTACATCAACCAAATTAACATACTAATGCATCCCATAAGAGATGTTGGCGACGTCAACGTTCCAGCATGCGTCGCAGTCAACACCCCCATTCTTTGAACCATGGCAGACACCGCCTTGCTTCGGTGCTGGGCATTCATAGCCCACCGCCGGGCTCTCTTTGTGCACCGTGCTTGTGGGCAACCAGCGCCTAATGGAGGGTGCTTTACCATCCACCATGTGAGCGCTTAGCCTTATGCATAGGTTTGACGGTATACCGGTCCCGCCGCCATTGCGTGACCATTCATCGTAGCCCGCTGAAGACATGGCCATGCTATCAAGCCAGCCCCTAACGATGGTATACTCGCGCGTAGGCAACCAATGCTTAACACGCGGCGTCAACCGCGCCACTTCGATGATAGCCCTTAAGTGGCTAATGTTTTGCAGGTCGCCGCTATCGTGCCAACGAAAATACCTGCCTTCTTTTTTGTCTTCTCTCTTTGAGATGGTTTCCACCATCGCAGCGACCCACGTCCCATCAACAAGCCCATCCACCATGGCTTGGTAACGACGCTCTAACGCTTGCTGGACTACGCCAAAAGCGTACCGACCCTTGCAAGCGTAGCAGCTTGCACAGGTCGAGTTAGGCACCTCGCGCAAGCGCTCACCGGTTTTGCACCGATATGCGCTTATGCTCCACCCAAACCCAGGCATTTTAGAGGGCTTTGACAGCCCCCCCGTTATCTCGCTCAGCACTTTTAGTGTCCGTTTTTTTTGCATGTCTCACCTCTATAAAAAAAACCCAGCCACCTTGGAAGGTGGCTGGGTTGGTTTACTCTTGTGCCCTTTTTATCCGCGAAGGCCGACAAGAACCCAGGTTCTTTCGGTGCGTCATCCTTTAGCACGCTATACATTAAGCATTATCTATGCCAGCATTTAAAGCATTAGATATCAAGCACTTACATCATCGGTGTGTAAATCTTTGCGCGTTTTTTTGCGTAATTTTTTGCGCGGTTGCGTAAACCTTTGCGCGGTTAGTTAGTGGCCGATCACTAACTGACTCCGTCAAACTTTTGGCGTCAGGGTTTTGGCGTGTCAAACTTTTGACGTCAGATTTTTGACGTGTCAATATTTTGACGTGTCAGATTTTTGACGCGTCAGATTTTTGACGCCTCGCGCCCGCGCCCGCCCGCCCGCGCCCGCCCGCGCGTGCTGCCTGCGTGGTGGCCTTGGTGTAGACGCAACTTTATGTAGACGCAACTTTATGTAGACGCAACTTTAGTAACACTCATCTGCATGCAGCCCACTCATATCTTGTATCATCATAATAGACACAGACAGATACTTAACTGTACCACCTGTCTCGGCGGCGATGCTGGTGTAGCTATAGATTGCTGTTGGGCTAGTGAACACCCAGGTTACGATGCCACTGTCTGCCAGCTCCTCGGCTGCATCTATCTCTGTGACTGGTGGTGCTGCGAAGCTCTGGCCATACTCATCACTGAAGAGCACGATGTATTTGCTGGCACCATCACGCCACCCGATGCTGATGGCATCGGTGGCGATATCATAGAGCACATCATACGATGGTTCCGATCCACCATTGTTTGCAGATATGCCGCTCAAGAGCGGCATGACGTCCACCGCTGGCGCTACATCAGAGATCACCACAGACCCTGGCGATGCGCCATCAGGGATTATCACCAGCCCGAACTGATGGTCTTCGGTGGTGACAAAGTTACTCATGAACTGCTCGGCCGTATCAATGGTAGCTCCAAGTAGCGAGCCCATTGACCCAGAGGCATCGATCACAAACACAGTATCTGTCATGTCTGTGATGCCATCATCGATCAGCCCGTTGCAGTCGTTGTCAATACCGTCGCACGTTTCATGCGTCGGAAGCTTTTGGTTGTGGCATTGCTCGGCACCGTCGATGCATAAGATCAACCCGGCGTGGCAATCGCCACCACTCACTAGGTCATTCGGGTCACCGTCATAGCAGTAGCCCATCTGACCAAGCTCATCGGCCACGCCATCGCAATCGTTGTCGATGCCATCGCAGACCTCGTCCTCCGGGCCGA